CCTAGCCTATCAGAGAAAGAAGGTTCTTCCATGTTATGATCTTTGTTAACAGGAGCTTTTTCATATTTTTGAATAGCTTCCTTAACAGCAGCAAAATCATAAATCCTTCCATTTGCAGAAGTGAATCCAAGAACTTTCACACCGTGAACAATGTGGTTTTCTCGATCAACAGGATTTTGAATTAATGCGTTTGCCATATGTAAATATTTTAATCCTTCTTAGTATCGGTTGTCAATGAGTTGGAAGGCTTGGGTGCTTCAGGTTCTGGTATTTTTTTTACTTCGATATCTTTGAAAATTGCATCGATAACACTTTGCGGAATTAGTGGGAAGGATGATTTCGCAATAGCCATACCAGCGGAAATTGGTAACAACCCCTGTACACATTGCGTTACTACATTTACTAGGGATTGAATTTGAGCCCCATTTAAAGCAGTATCTTGAACATTGTCTGTTGCTTCACCTTCAGGTTTATTTCCTGCTGGTGCTGCATTGGGTGCTGCTGCTGTTGCAGATGAACCGGGTTTAGAATTTGCTTGGGTGTTTATGTTACTTGCTTCAGTATCATTATCTAAACCAACTTCTGATCTAATTGTTTGAATCGACTTAACACCCATATCTAAATACATTCTGTTCATTTCTGCTTCTTTTTGATGATCTCTAGATTGAAGCGAACAAGCTTCAGCAGTAACTTTCAGATTCTTTAAAACCTCTTTTGGTATTATTCCATGTTCAGCAGCTAAATTAAGTTGTGTCCATGCAAGGGATTTGTTTGGTTCAAATCTGCATTCAGCCAAGGATCTTCCTACAATACCCTGCCACCGTTCAAAGGTTCTTCTTGCTGGTGCTTCTGCAATCAATGCGGATGAATAGTTGTTATTTGAAGCATCACCAGAAACTAAGGTTTCACTAATGCCAAATCTAGTGGCAAGGGATCTTAAATTAGCTTGAAGGACTTCAATCAATCCAGCAGCATCAACATTTATGCCGGGGAATTCATAACTAATATTTTCGGGGGTTGTAATGATAGATCCATAACCAAAGCGTTCAAGCTTCATGTTATTACCCGTCATTGGATTATTATCAGTAATCGTTGCATCAACCGTTGCATCTACAAGGTTAGACATTGAATCAGGTGCAACATTGGCAACTTTGCGAATCATCGCAATCTTTGCTCTAGCTTTTGCCATCGTTACAGTAGAAGCTAAAATATCTTCACAATTGTTTAAATTTTGAAACACCGGATAGAAGGAAGTTAAACCCCTCTTTGCATTTGCATTAGTTCCAAACTTAATGTGAATAATATCTGATGCAGGGATAAATTTTGGTTCTTTTGTTTCCCAAGGCTTTTCAATAACCTGATATCCAAGAACAGAATTTATATCATCTTCTTCCGCAATTATCCCAAATGAATCTTTTGGTGAACCTATATCCGTTGCATAACCTCTTACAAGTTCAGGTTCTATGAATCTAATTACAAGCATTCCATTTGCTTGAGGAAACTTCCTGATGAACACTTCACCATCAACATGAAGCCGATAAACTATCTCGTTTTCAACTTCAACCATGTTGTTATATTCTCTGAAAATATCCAGAGTATTTTGGCATCGTTTCAATATGTCTTCAGGAACTGGTGTTCTTAAATCAATATTTGCTACCCGCCACTTAAATCCGGTAGCACCAACAACAAAATTCTGAAAACATCCAACGATCCCATGAGCAAACTCATTTACAGCATAGACATACCTTGCCCTGTCTCTGATGCTCTTTAATTGCCACCAAGTCAGATAAACGGGTAATTGCTCACCTGAAAGGTAATTATCTCTAATTGCAAGCTGTACGGGATCTATCCAACCGTTTTGACCAGCGGAAGGGAATTGAAAAGGATTGTATGCACCCGAATCATTCCAGAAAGGCCCAAACCCTGAAGAATATTCACCAGAACCATAACTAATGGATTCTTTAACTTTTTTACTTGGGTTTTTAGAATTCATGGTTTAGTTCTTGGGTTTACAATTTGCGGGGGAAGTTTAGGTAAGGTTATGCGTTATAAGTAACAAACCCACTTAATCTACCTGATGCGTTACCTACCACCGTTAATTTAATTCCCGCATCACTACGAATCAAACCTACTGATTGCATTGCTTGCGAAAAGATTTGATAGCAAGGAATATGAATCAATCCGGTTAATGCTGTTGTTCCATCAGCTTTAAAAAACTGTACCGAACAATCTCCATCGCCCTGCAATGTGAATGCGTGAATGTGGCTTGCCCCACTAGCAGCAATTGTTACTGTTCCCGGTATCGTTTGCGAAATCGCCATTGATGAGTCTGAAGGCATAATTGTTCTCCTTTGATTTTAACATAGTAACATCGATTCCTATTTTTGCAATACTTTGCAAGTTGACGATTTAGGAAAATTGGAAAATATTCTAAGTTGACGATTTGGAAAAATGGTAATTATTTTTAGGGAGGGGAGGGGGGGGAGAAATCCTCCTCGACAATATTAATAGGGTTTCGACAATCTCCAGGAATTAGCACCTAAGTTTGTCTTTAATATCTCGTACACAAGGTTGGTGGACAGATATAATATATTCATAGTACAGGACATTTAATATATTAAGAGTAGAGTAGGTTGAATATATTAAGACAAAGATAGGTTGAATATATTAAGAGTAGAAGAGGTTGAATAGATTAATATAAATAAAGGTTGGATGTCTTAATAGTATCTCTATATAAAAAAAAAAAAATATTATAATAGAATATGGATATATATATATGGATAAGAGAGGTCTTTAATATAGCACTACCTATACCCCCTACACCCCCTCACCCACCCCATTACCCACCACCCACCTACCTTACCTATGTTAACACTAGATACCCTCCCTCCCCTTGACCGAGCCACCCCCACCCAATTTATTTTTATTTTTTTTTAAACTTCTGTATGAATATATTCAACCTAATAATTCTTACCTAAATACCCTAGTGTATTGGATATCTTAACAAACACCCCAATTGTAAACAATCAGTTGAATCTATTCATATAGACTGGACATAAACCTTCCTAAAACAGATCCAGCTTCCCCCTTTAAGCTTCCCCTATTGCATCAGGAGCTTCCCCTATATCAACCCAATTGTTTACGATTCTATATGAATCTATTCATATAAACTGGATGAAAACCTTACCTGATAAACCCTCAAAAGTTTAATCTATTCATATAAACTGAGACAAAACCTTCCCAAAACCATTCAAAAACATAACAACCTAATCAATGTAAACTAACCAAATAACCAAATAATACATTATTTCACAATATAATGAATGTATTCATACAGTTTGAGCCAAAACATTTTAAGCTTACAGATTACCTAATCATTGTAAACAACCTAAGAACAACCCAAAATCATAGAAAATAATATATTCATACAAAACCAACAATCTTTCCAAACTTGTCTTGACAATGTATTCCAAGCATAATATATTAAACTTATAAGGTTAAACGAAGTGTTTGACCGGGTAACTTGTGAACGATTTGAAAAGGGGATTGAAATGGCTAATGTATCAAAGTTTGTTGTTGGTCAAAAGGTTGTTAACAATGATAAGAATTCTTGGTATTTCGGTAAAGTTTGCATTGTTAACGAAGCAACTTTTTTCCCTGCTAGAACAGGGAGGTTTAAAAGCGAAGATATGTTTGTTTATTCTGTATCTTTTGAAAACTATGGTTTTGCTCTCCGTGAAACTGAAATGTTGCCAGTAAGCTGCAACTAACACCATTACTATTTACTTTACACTTACCTAGGGGAATCAGATGAACATTGAACTAAGCGAACAGGATTTGAAACTTATCAGAAATTCTTTAGGAAGGTTCTATGCAGAACTTTGCGAAGAAAAAAAGATTGTAAAGTCAAAGATTGAAAAGAACCCAAAAAGCATATTAAACATATGCAACAACTACCAAGGAAGATTAAAGGAAATTAATCAAAAGCTGGAAGAAATCTTGAAGCTTGAAAACCGGGTATTTATCCAAAACAATGCACCAGTAAAGAAAGGGGTTTAATCATGCTTAAGGCTTTAAAGGTTCTAGAAATGCGTTATTACGGGACAATCTACGGAAGTTACTTCCTAGGTTGTTCCGGCATAGGTAAGGCCAAAATAGAGGGAATAGAGGGGGAAGTATTCATTACATGGGGAAGGGAAATAAAGGCAAAAAACATACGGGAATTTGAATCCAAAACGCATTCAACCTACCCCCAACTTGTGTACTATCCTACTAGCAAAAACGGTAAATCAATCAAGAAGTACGAAATGATTATACCTGTTGTTGTTATGAACTTGATGCAACCAGCTTTAGGACTAATGAACAAAGAAGATGGAACAGAAAAAATGATTCCAATCTATTATCCTGAACCAAAATCTAAACCAAGGAAGGTTAAATAATCTAATGCGAAACAGGAAACTAACAGAACACCCTACGGAGTGCCGAAAATGTGTCAAAAAATTGACCAAATATACTTACAGCGGGAGATTATGCAAAAGCTGCTATCACACTAAATTAGGTGATACTGTAGAAATTATTTGCATTCAACAACAAAAAATTTCCATTTTAACAAATAAAGTTCGTACCCAAGAAAATCGTATACACCAGCTTCTTCAAAGGATTGTCCAGCTTCAAAAGGATCTTACCCTCCTAGATTTTTAATTTATTTTATTTTATTTTCTAACAATCTTGCCAATATGTATTGACAATGTTCATACAGGGATATATACTAATATTGTGTTGATGATTGAACTTTAACAAAGGGGTTTTGCAATGAACGAAGTAATTAAATCAATGGCTGAATTTTTTGAATCTAAAAACATCAAGGCAACAAAGATGGAAGTATTTTCTTTCATCGTTATCAGCTTGAAGGAAACTTACGGAATGTCAAACAAGGATGCAATAAACCTTGTTTTTGGTGAAAACAGGTATGAAGCTATGGTTGACCAGCTTTACAAACAATTTACTGAAGCTATGTAAGCTTCAGGGGTTATTTTTACTTTTTATAAAGGGGTTTAGAAATGTACGAATTTGTAAGAATGCACGATGGAATTGATAGAAATGATAATACCTATGGGTATATTGGGCATCAAGGTGATATTGATATGTTGGGTTGGATGTTTTGCTCCAGCACTAAAAGCGTTCAGGAAGCGATTGATTCGCTGGAATCTGAACACCCAATAAGACATAACAACTTAAGGATTATGTCTAAAAAAAGGGCAATCAGGGCTTTAAAACAAGAGTACAAAAAAAGGTTTTAATTCACATTTTACAAAGGGGTTTAACATGAAGATTCTTAAAAACACATTATCCGTTGATTTAGATATTTGGGAAGATCCGGGTGATTATCCAAACAATGCAGGGCAATTCCCGCTTCCATCCTCATATTGTCTACAGGACATAACCGGGAATCTAATTATTCAAATTGAACCTGAAGATCGAGAAGCGGAAGATTGGGAAGAACTTGGAGCAGCTATAAACCTTTATACCCTAATGGAAGATCATAGGATCATCATTCAGGGGGTTAAAATCTTAACTTGGCAATTGTGTCCTGAAGTTCATCCAGATCCAAATTTAGCCACTAATTTAGACTGTTGGACAATTGTTCCTTATGAATGGGATGATTCTAATTTAGAAATAAACTAATAAATCTTTACAATTTGTATTGACAATGCAATTACAGATTGTATATTAATATTGTGTTGATGATTGAAACAAAACAAAGGGGAATGAAATGAAAAATATCTTAATTGCAATGGAACACCAGATTGTAAACAGAACAGATAAAGCTGTTCAGGTTGATTTTTGTGAAAGAAAAGTTTGGTTACCAATAAGCCAAATTGAATTCAAAGATGATTGCATTTTTACTAGCTATTGGATGGCTAAGTCTAAAATGCTTTTGCCTTGGAATCAAAATAGAACCTGTTTTGTTGGCTAACAGGTTAAGGTGTTTAGGTGTTGTTTTTTACTTTTTACAAAGGGGTTTGAAATGGCTTTAATTGGAAATCCAGATGCTTTTGAAAAAATATCAACTTTAACTAGAAGGGAAGTTGAAATTATCAGAGCAGCAATATCATTAACTTCTATTGATGCTGAAGATTCTAGACTAAATAGAATGGTGATAGGTTGCACCATCGAAGATTTAAATCGAATACACCATAAAATTTGCAACAATCAAATAGATGGAGAATAATCAATGAAATCTGAAAAGAAGAAATACCCGCAAAGTTCATTCAGGTTAACCGAAAAGGATATAGAGTTGATCGAATGGATTAGGGAAAATCAGGATCTAGATAATAAAACTGATGCAATTAGATTAGCTTTAAAATACTTTAAAAAGCTAAAGGAAAAGTAAAATCAAAGGAGAGGGTAAAACCTCTCCTTTTTTTATTTTAAAAAATCTTAATAATTCTTTTCTTTTTGTATTGACAATGCGAATACATAAGCATATAGTAAAGGTATAAGGTTGATCACTTTGATTGACCAAAATTTAAAGGGGAATGAAATGACCGAAATCGAAATCAAAAACCAAGAAGCCAAAACAATTGCTGAAGAAATCCTGAACCAATTAGGCGGGAATCGTAAATTATCTGCAATGATTGCAACGCACAATGTTTATTTTAGTACAGATTCTTTAACCCAAGGGTTTTTACAGTTTGATTTTAAAGGGTGTAGAATTGCTTCCAAGGTTCGAATCTATTTAGAATACAATGATACTTATACCTTGAAATTTTACAGCAAATCAGGCATTGAAAAGCATACAATACAAGGTGTTTACAATGATATGTTAATTGAAGTGTTCCAAAACCATACAAAGCTTTATCTAAGTTTGTAAAAAGTTCAGGGGGAAGAAATTCCCCCTGTTTTTTATTTAAAAAAATTCCTAATAATTCTTTCAATTTGTATTGACAATGTATTTGCAAGGGTATATATTAAAGGTATAAGGTTAATCATTTCGATTGACCAAAATTTAAAGGGGTTTAGAGATGCCTTACAAAAACGATTTTACCGAACACAATCCACTTCATTGGACAGCAAACACAAATGTTTATTACATAATGAGTTTGAAGCAAATTCGGGCATTATGTGACAGCTTAAAATCTTGCTCAAGTTTTGAAGATGCTTTTAAAAAATATGAATTCATAAATAATTTGTTTCAAGATAATCAAATTGCAATTGTTAATACTAATGTTAAAAGTTTGCCTTTAAACGGTTTTCAAGCAAAAGAAATTTTTCCTGAAGTTGTTGACAGGTGTTTAAATATCATTAATAATTTTTGGGGAAAAAAATAAAATCTAAATAAAAAAAATTAGGAGAGGGGTTTTCCCTCTCCTTTTTTTATAGCTTTATCTTTCCAAATTTTTCTTCTTCCTGATCAATTTCAGCTTGTGCAAATGATTCTGCAATAGCTAAATAGCTTGCAGCATCTTCTATTGAATCCAGATGAACCCCATTAGCTAACCTTGCAAGCTTCAAATGCACCATCATGATAGCAACTTCATAGGGAGAAATTTCCCGCTTTAAAAAGATACTCCATGCTCTTGCAATACGATCAAAATTTACTTCAGGATCATCATATGTACGGGATCTCTGTTGCATTGTCTCAACACACTTAGCAAAAAATACTTGATAATTTACTGATGATTGCATTTCTAAAATTTCTCCTTTTTAACATTTTCAATAAATTTTAATTCACCATCACAAATATAAATTTGTAATTTCAGTATTGTTAAACAATTCAAATTCTTTTCAATTGAAATACTTATAGGCATTAATTCAATTCCATTGATGGAAATACCGCAAAAATTACCGCCTGAAGGATCATAATTTACAACCCATGTTTTTTTAGTTGTTTCCATTTTTATATTTGTTTTTCGTCAAGGGATTTTACAAGAGTAATTGCTTCCTGAATTCTCTTTAACTTTCTTTCAGCGTTCTTTTCTTCCTTTATCTTAAACCGTTTTGCCTTTTCAATTACTTGATCAATAGGTATTAACCAAGTTGTTCTAGTTTTCTCAGTTATTTTTTTGATTCTCATTTCCATTTCATCAGACAATACACCAGCATCTTTCAAGATATCTTTAGCAAATCCAAAATCATTCATGTTTACGCAATCAGTATAAATCAATTTGTTAATTGAATTCATAACACTTGTTGCAGATTCACCTGTTATTATTCTTGCTTCAGCACTACTGACATAAACCATTCCATTGATTTTACAAGCCATTACTTTTCCCCTTTATTAGTTGTTAAACATTCCAAAAGTTCATTCAATTTCTTATTCTGTTTTGCGTGAATTTGCAGAACAGGATAAAAAGACATAAGAATTGTTATCTTTTCATTTAGCTTTTTTGTCCAGAAGAATCCATTGTTTTCAACAGCATTTGCAGTTGCTGAAACACCAGCATTCAAAGAATCTTCCGCATTTTTACTATTCATTAGACCGGGAAACATTCGTTCAAAATGTTCTGCCATAAATTCTAGATCGTCACTTATTTTTTTTGAATTTAGTTTGTACTCCTTTTTACCAGTTATTTCTGCTTTAGACTTGATGCACCATTCCATCACATTCATTGTTACAACAATGTTAATGATTGATTCAGGATTCTTTTTAATAAGAATTAAATCAGAATCCCATTTTAATGCGAGTAAAGAAATAGCTTCACTACAGGTTGAAAACAATTCTTCAGGCATTACTTCCAGTCCTGTATATTCACGAATTAAAAAGCAACTTCTGCGGGTTGTTAATTGAATTGCTTCCAGTTGTGATATCTTTTGATTCATAGGAAACATTATACAAAAACATCTCCAAATTTTGTCATATCAATTTCTACATAAGACTCAAAATCTTTAGAAACCTTTTCACCCAATGCAATAGTTATTGATTTAACATAATCACAATTATCATCAGTTAAATACCCACAATTCTTAAGCTGATCTAGAATTGGTTTAACTCTATTATCCAAATCGCATTTTCGCCATTTCTTTCCCGGTCTAACAATGATCGTAATCGCAACAGGGTAATTTGGGCAAAATACTTTACCAGTTCCAATTGGTGTATTTTCTTCTTTCCATTCCCTGTATTTTGCAGAAAGAATTGTTCTACCGTTTACATTTCGCCAACAGCTATTTGCACTAGGGGGAAGTGTAAACAATATGGTTGCTCCCCAATTTTTACTCATAATTTTCCTTTTTATAATACAAGTGGCAATGTGTGTTATTAATTAGACTCGGTAAAATCTAATGCCTTTTTAGGGTTCACAACAAGTTTACCCGTATAGCCATTGCCACCAGTTTCATTCCTGATGTATCTCCGCATCAGGATTGATTTATCTCCAAGACCAAGCTGGAGCAGTTACTTTTGGAACAATACCATAATGAACAGGTTGAAATATTCCGGTTCTATGCGATTCAATAAACTTCCTGATCGTTTCAAATACCTGATTTTCTGATCTATCAATATCAGCGTTATCAAATTGCACCACCATCGAAGTTGGGTATTCCCCTTTATCACAAACGATATGATAACAATCCCTGATAGGTATTTGCATAGATCGTAAACAAAATCTATACAGAGCAAGTTGCCGAAAATAACCGTTAAAAACGCAATCTTTCCCCCAATCACAAACATCATAAGATGCTGTTGTTTTTAGATCCAACACCCAATTATTTTCAGGACAATAAGCATCACAAATAAATTTAACCTTTATTGGTTCAGCATCAAAAACAACTTCAGTTAAAATTTCTTGCTCTTTAACAATCGTTGGGCAATTCAAAAAATAACTTGAAGCTGAATTTTCCTGAATAGCTGCTATCATTCTGTTTGCTTGTGCAACATCATCATGGGTAATAATTAAAGTTTCAGGTTTCAATGTCTTTTGAAATTCTTCAAAAGCTTCTTTACCCGCTTTAGTTCTTTTATCAACCATTGGAGCAACTGCAAATTTTTCTTCAACTGTTGAAGGTTCAAGAAGCATTGAATGAACTAAACTTCCTAACATCATTGCAGGGGATGAAGTTCGTTCTGTTACCTTGTCGATGTAAGTCTTTTTATACAGCATTGGATTTTTACGAAACATTTCTAATCGTGAATGTGATATGTACTCAATTGGATAAATCATCTGTTTGTAACTCCTCTTTCAATTTAAAATAGTTTTCAAGAATTTCCAAAGTTTGACCGTTCATCGTACGATTCTTTGCCAAAGCTAAATGATGAATCTTTGTTTTCAAGTCTGAACCCAACCTGAAAATAATCCAAAGCTTTTCCCGTTCACCTTTTTTCGTTCCTCTTTTTTTCGCCATTTTTTTTCCTCCTTTTGGCTACAAAAAAATTATAACAATAACAGTTGTAATTGTAATACCAGTTACAAAAATATTATTTTTTCTAATTTTGTCTAATTGCTATTGCATTTCATTTTAATGATTCTTATACTACGAATGTGATGTGGGAGTATGGAAAAGGAATTCTCCGAATGATTTCTAGAAATGAAGCAGCAAAACCTACAAACCTACAACCGGGTTCAGAAGAAAAAAAGCTTCTGATGGTTGCAAGAAGTTTTTACGGTTTACCAATATTTCATCCTAGAGATTTAAAGCACGAATTTCATTCATGCGACAATACCGGAGATAAAAACAATAACGCTAAAATGTCAATCGACATTAGCGAATACACCCATATTGAAGAACATTGACCAACGGTTACTAGGATCGTTTCCTAGGATCATAGACATATCATACCGTTGGTCAATTTTTTTACTTTTTTAAAGGGAGGTTCATTTATGAACATTACAAAACCTACAAGTTTTGGGCCTATGAACAAACCTAAATGCGTTTTGTTTGGGCCTGAAGGTTCAGGTAAATCTACTTTAGGTTCTAAGCTTGAAAAACCTTTATTTCTAAATGTTGAAGATGGAATTTCAGGCATCGATGTTGATGCAATCCGCATTAATACTTGGACTGAATTTGTATCTACCATCAAAGAAATTCTAAAGGAAATTTCTGGAAGCAAAACATTTGACTATAAGAACATAGTCATTGATTCTTTAACTGCTTTAGAAAGGTTGTTGCATCAACACATTTGCACCCAAAGCAATTCAAGTTCTATTGTACTTGCTTGCGGGGGATATGGTAAAGGGTTGGTTGAAGCATCAACCCAAATGTCATTAGCAATCAATTCCCTATGCAGTAAAAAAGATTTGGGTGTTTGGTTCTTAGCTCATAGTACTATCAAAAATGTTAACGATCCTACCCGTGGAGAGTATGCAGCTTTCCAAGTGAGGGGAGATAAGAGTCTAACGGAATGGGCTACCAGTTGGGCCGATCTAATCGGGTTTATTGAAATCGATTTGTTGATTGATGAAGATGGTAAAAGCGTTATTAAAAAGGAAGGTGATAATGTAAAGCGTACGGTTACTGTTACTCCTAGAGGCGGTTTAACCGCAAAATCTAGAATACCGGGTATTTCTGGTGTAATGTCTGTTGATGTATTTGTTTCTAAAATCAATTCTATTTTTTCTAGTTCTAAGAAGGAGAATGTATAATGTCTGTTGAAAATTACGATGCTTTTGGCAATGGTTCAGATGATTTTGAAATTTTTGGTGCTGAAGAAGCTAAAGAAATTTTAAAGGGTGATATACTTGCAGCGGGTGATTATCCAATAACAATAATCAAAGCTGAAATGCGATCCAAAGAATTATCTAAATGGATTGCATTAACTGTTCGTATTGAAGATCCGCATGAAATGAGTGGGAGAGTTAAAACCTTTACCATGTACATTCAGGGAGGCCATGCAAACCCAAAAGTTTGTAGCATTCATGCAAAGATTCGCCAATCCCTAGACAAAGCTTTAGGTATGGAAAAACTCACCTTAAGAGGCATCATAGGCCAATCTTGTATGGTTAAAATAAAGAACTCTGAAAAAGATGGCAATGTTTACGAAAACATTGAAAAATTCTTTTCGGTTTAGTTTTTAATTTTTGGGGGAGGAATGAAAATTCCTTCCCTTTTTTTTATGAGGTTATTTCATGGATGAACTAATTTTTTCGCCTGATGAATGTCAACCAATTCCCAAAGGAACTTATACCGCAAGAGTTCTTAAAGCAGAAATCAAAACATCAAAAGCTGGAAACAAATACATTTCTTGTGATGTTCAAATTATTCAAGGATCTTCCCAAGGTAAATTAATTGATTGCAATTTCCATCTTTGGGCAAATGATTCTAAATTTCGTTCTGATTCAAGAAGGAAATTTGCAAGGCTTGTTTCATCTTGTGGCATTCAAACAGAGATCAAGGTTAATGACCTATCAGTTATTGTTGATAAACCTTTCCTTGTTGATATCGGAGAACAGGAAGATAATTTTGGCAATGTGAATTGCATCAATGGATTTAATAAGTTGAGGGGAAAATAATGGCAAGTGTTTCAAGGCATAGCGAAAAACTTCACCGTATTCAATACCAGATACATGGGCAAAAAAGAAAATCATTTTATGTTGAAAATATTGGTGATGATGAAATTAAAAATCTTTTTTCTAATGTGGAAGAACTATTGTTAATTCAAAATAATAAAGGATTAACTAAGCAATCTGAAAAATTATCTAATTGGCTTGAATCAATAAAAGGTTCTGCTGTTCATTCAAAATTAATTAAATCAGGATTGCTTGGAGATAAAGAGAAAAACAAAGTTAAAAAAGAAATACCTGATATTCTTTTTTCATGGCATGAAGTAAAGAAAATAAATTCTGTTTTACAAAACTTTTATTCTCATTTGTTTTTAAATGAATACCCTTTCTTGTTAAACGATTTTGAATTTAAAAGGTTTTTAGAAGTAAGAAATATAATGGATAAAAAAATCAGCAAATTAATTCCAGAAGAAAAGAACAAGGAGATTTGCAATGCTTAGAAAATACCAGCAAGATTCAGTAGATGCTTTATTCCAGTTTCATCAAGACAACCCTAGTAAATCAACCGTTATTGTAATACCTACCGGGGGAGGTAAAACTAGGGTAATGGCTGAAGTAATCCGTAAATCATTTGAGGCAAACCATGATTGCAAGGGAATGATTCTTTCCCATGTAAAGGAACTATTAGAGCAATCAGAAAACACTTGTAAGGGATATGCAATTGCAACAGGTTTACCAGTTGAATCAATTGGAATCTTTTCAGCATCAATGAAACGAAAAGAAATCAAACCGTTGACAATTGCGGGTATTCAATCCGTATATCGTAAAGCTGATTCTTTTGGTGTATTAGATTTTGTAATGATTGATGAATGCCATTTGATTAGCCAAAACAAAGAAACGATGTACAGGAAGTTTTTATCATGCTTGAAGATTCGTAATCCAAAATTAAAGGTAATAGGTTTAACAGCTACACCATACAGATTGCAAAGCGGAATTATATTTGGAGAGGGCAAAACATTTGATGATTGTTGTTACGCTATTGGTGTTAAAGATTTAATAACAGATGGATATCTTTCCCCATTGATAACCTTTGCATCTGATTCACCTGATTTAAAAAATGTAAGAATTCGGGCGGGAGAATTTTTAGATACCGATTTAAACAAAGTTCTTGAAACAGAAGAACTAGTTCAATCAGGTGTTAACGATGCAATCAAAAAAGCTAAAGATAGAAATTCAATTTTAGTTTTTGGTACAAGTGTTCGCCATGCTGAAATGATTCTTGATGAACTTAAGAAACAGAACCAAAGTTGCAGTTTGATTACTGGTGAAACACCTTTAGAAATTAGAGATTTTACAATCAATTCTTTTAGGGAAAATAAAATCAAATGGTTGGTAAATGTTGCAGTTTTAACAACTGGATTTGATGCACCCAATATTGATTGTGTAGTTGTCATGAAACCCACAATGAGTAAAGGATTATGGTATCAGATGGTTGGGCGGGGGTTCAGGTTGAACCAAGGCAAACAAAACTGTTTAGTTCTTGATTATGGTGATAATGCAATTAGACATGGTTGTATAGATCAAATCGAAGTATCTGCCAAAGGGATTGAAATACCATCAGCAAAGGTAAAGAAATGTCCAGCTTGCAAACTTGTTTACAAGATTCATATTCCTGTATGCCCATCTTGTGGATATGTCAAACCAAGGCATGAGATACCAGAAATATCATCTAAATTAAGCAATCAACAAAGTAAGGGTGATATTCTAAACGGAATGAAACCTAGAGAATTTGACATAGTTTCAAGCGTTTATTCCATATACCGTAAGCACCCCCAAGCAGAACCTTGCATAATGGAAACCCATGAAACACTTTCAGGAACATTAATCAAATCATTTCATTCATTAAAATCAGGTTTAGAATTTTCTGTATGGAAATGGTTGAAGAATCTTACAACTGATATACCTAAACATCATTGGCATTTAGATAAAAATAAAATCCAATCAGTAGATTTTTTAGATGCTTTATCAAAGCCAATAGGTATAATCGCACACAAAAACGAAAAAGGTTATTACCAGATTGATTCATATCAGTTTGAAAAAGTATCAGTTTAATTCATTTAAAGGGTAAATCATGGAAGATATCAAATTAGCAGCATTGAAAATTCGTGAACACGGGTTAAGTGTTTTTGCAGCTAAAACAGATAAAACACCTGTAATCAAAAGAACAAATAGAATTGTTGAATTGCGTACAAAGTTGCAATCAGAACATGAAATTGAAATAGATTTCGGCCAGCCATTAGTTGCAGGGATAGCTATCAATTGCGGGCCTGTACCAAACAAAGATAAAGATTTGGAATGTTTAGATATTGATTGCCCAAAACTTGCAAAAACTTTCCTTGATGAACTTCTTATAAGCAATCCAGAACTAGGGGAAAAATGTAAAGGGTGTGTTGAAACAACACCATCTGAAGGTTTACATATTTTCTATTACCTTCCTATGGGAAAAAGCAAATGTAAAGAACTTGCCATGATGTCTTTAGAAAATTCAAAGGCATGGTGTGTTGAAGCAAGAGCAAGAGGATCATGTAAATTAGTTGCACCACCAATAATAGAAACTAGGGGAGCAGGTGGTTATGTTGTAGGATTTTTTTCTAAAGCTATTTCTAAAATAGATGGAACAGTAAAACCCTACAAAATGGTTTTTGGTTCTGTTGAAAACATTCCAATGTTAACGGCTGAAGAACATGATTTTTTAATTGCATTTGCACAATCCTATGATGAAAAATCAATCAAGAAATTTGCAACTGTAAACCCCGAACCAATTCATAAATACGAAGTTGACAAAAAAAGTGCTTTAGAGCAATGGAGGTTGGAAACTCCTTGGAATGAAGTGCTTCCAGAATCATACAGGATGATTGAAGTTAAACCGGATTACTTTCAGGTATGGCATCCTGATTCTAGTGGTTCAGCACCTAATGCAATTGCTGGTGCAAAATCAGGGGGATTAGATCGGTATTGGAACTTTAGTCCATTGGATTGGAGATTACCAGCAAACACACCATTAACAAAGGATTATGTGTTTTGTTTGTCAAGAGGTTGGAATCCCGGTTCAAGAGAATTTAAAGGATTTTACAAAAAGGTTTTTGATAAGTATTGCCCAGCAGATGAATCAGAAATAGTTGATGAAACTAGATGGGAAGATTTTGATTTCAAAGATACCACCAATTCCAAAGTTAAAACTAAAAGATCATTAGATGTTGTTCCAGATGCAGCAATAAGTTTTCCCGGTTGGATTGATACTTATGTTGAACATTGCATGAAAAACGCATTGTATCCTGAAAAAAGAATAGCTGTTGCATCTGCACTAGGTTTATTTTCTTCCTTAGTTGGTCGTTCTGTAATGGGGCCGGGAGAAATGAAACTAAACCTTTACATTGTAATCTTAGGTTTAACAGCAAATGGAAAAGATTTCCCAAGAAAATTGAATGCTAGAATTTGTATGGAAATTGATTGCGGTGATTTGCTAATGACAAAAGTGGGATCTAGGGAGGGTTTAGAAGAAAAGGTTATGCAAGGCCCAAAGTTCCTAATGGCTGATGAAGGAGCTTTTGATTTGGAAAAAGCTAAATCAGGTGATGTAAGATTTTCAGATATCATGGGTACAATGCTTGAATTGTTTACAGCGAATTACATAAAGAAGCGGGCAAAGGCGGGGGATGAATCAGAAGAAAATTTTATTAGATATCCGTTTCTTTCTGTTATGACATCATCAACACCTGAAGAATATTTTAAAGCTTTATCGCCTAAAATGCTTCGATCAGGTTTTTACAATCGTTTATTGATTCTTCAGGCATCTATTAGAGGAAGGATGAACTTGCGGGGGATATCGGTACAAGAACCTATTCCAAGGTATTTAATTGATACTGCAACAAACTTGCTGATGATGAATGAAAATTTGATTGCAGGAAAAACAAAAGCATTTATTGAAGATTTAGAAATTGAAAAAGAATTTGGTAATGAAGTTTTAAACAAGGTTGAAAACGATTCAAGAATTTTAGAATTAACACCTGAAGGTTTAGAATATTTTGGTGAACAAGTTTGGAAAAATGACGATTTATATGCAGAATATCAGAAAAAAGGGGAAGAAGAAAAAGCTTCCAGTTGTGCAAGGTTGCCAGAATTAGCTTTAAAGATAGGTTGCTTGTGGGAGCTTTCAAGAAACATTCATGCAAAAAATCTTTCCCTTGAAGGTATTACCGCTGGATTTAATTTTGTTGTGGAAGTTAATAAAAGACAAACTGCAAACACCGTAATGATATCTGATACAAAGTTTGGTGAAATAACTGACAAGTTGTTAACAATGATTTCAGGTTCTTCAAAGGAAATTGAACCGGGAATCATGGGTATTAGAATGATAGATGCAAAGAAACTATTAAGAAAGATTGTTCACAATGGGCAAAGTGTTGATGATGCAATCAGATATCTTCAAGATACTAATGAAATAAGCGTACGAAAAAAGAAAGATGCAAATGGACCGGGTTCAATGTATTTAGTAATTACAAATTCCCAATGATCTTTTCTATTCCAATTTTAGGAATTGCCATCAATGAAAGGTTGAAAGCATCTGCAATATCAGGCGAATGCTTTAACCTTCTTTTCATTACTTCTTTAGACTCTACAACCCTTCTACCTATTGAATCTACCACATAAATAGGTGTTCTAAGTTCCTCACAAAGTTTTTCCCTTTCATTAATCGGTAATCTTGAAATTGATATCTTTCCTTCAATTGCAAGTTCTGAAGCTTCAAACCATAGGGAAGATCGGGTATTAGGAAATTCTCTCCAGCGTACCGCTTCTGATGATGAATTAACACCATAGAACAGATATTGCCCCCTATTATCAACAACACCACCACCTACACCACCTTCATCGATTAGCACCGGAATTTTATATTCAGGTTGATTTTTGCTAGCATATTTATTGCAGAACTCTTTTATTTTCTCTGCAAATTCTTTAGTTGATAAACCTCGATATTCTTTCATTTCAAGAATACAACTACCCTTGCGAACAACTAAACAAGATCGATCATCACCAAAGCGGGCTGGATCTGCACCAATTTGGATTGACCAATTTTCATTCATTTCAATTGGATCTAGTAATTGCTTCAAGCACATTGCAGACCAAACCGAATTGATTGCTTTGGTTGGATATCTTCCTAAAACCTGAATATCAAATAAAGGATCTTCAACCATGTAACCCTTATTTTCAAATTCAAAATAACCGGGTTCACCTTCTTCCCCTTCCATTGCAGACCTACATTCATTCTTTAATCTGTTTAGAACATATTCGTAATTGATTGCACCGGGGATTAATTCTTGATGATAAACAACATTTGGATGATCTAAAGCGGATAGATGAAACACTTTCCAATCTGGTGAATTCTCTGCAAAATATGCAGGGCTTGAGGAATCGTAAGGGTTGAAGATACAAAACCACAAACAATTTTCTTTTGATGCTGATAGCATCGATTCTGCTCTTTCCCAAAATGTGGGTTCAATACCTGATGCTTCATCGAAAAGAATACACAAACCACCAGCGGAATGCCTTCCTTGAAACGCATCTGCTTTTTGTGCTGTTAATCCTTGAATGTAATGGGAAGGGTTCTTTTCTAATCTGTTTGCTTTTGGAAGCCAATTTGGATCGCCTAAACGAACTCTACGAAGTTCTTTGAAAACACCGTCACGAATTTGTTGGGATACAGGAGCAGATATTAAAACTTCAGAGGGTGTAAAATGATCGTGAAACCAACTTGCAATAACTGCACAAAGATATGTTTTTCCCTGATTGTGGGCTGATCTTACTAGAACTTTTCTTGCACCGTTTGCAACAGCTTCAAAAATTTCCATCTGTTGATTTGTTAATTTTATTTTCAGGTAGTTGCAATACTCCCTTGGATTCTTGGGAATCTGAATAATCTTCCTGTTCGCTTCCTGATACTCCTTCAGAACTTTGATTTGTTCCAATTGTGCCTGTAATGCTGGACTCGATAAGACCTTTTGCCAATTCTTTAGCAATCTGTTTGTTGATTGCGATTTCGATGTTTTGCCCATTTTCTTTTGCTCTGTTGTTGCGTTCTATGATCCATTGCATTGCTCGCCAATCTTCTGCACCATGTTCATTAATTATCTTTTGCATTGCAATGGTTGCTTGTGCTTTTGCTTTAATACATTCAACCTTGTGCCAGCGTTCTAAATCATTTTTAGAAACTCCAAAAGCTTTCATAGCTAATTTGATATCAACACCATGCTGGATATTTTCAAGCATCTCATAAAATGTATCAGGTTCAATCATGTGGGGAATTCCTTACCACCGGGAAATTGAACATCTTCTGGTGTTTCAGGATCTAATAACATTCGCATCATTTCCAAAGTTTCAGAAATGTAAATTAATGAAGCTGCAACACTTTTAGAATGATCATTCTTTTCCCAAGCTGCTATTGCTTCTATCATCCAATCTGCACCAGCTTTTTCCAACATATTGATTTTCCCTTATAATAATGTTAACATTGACAATATTATTTTAACATGATTTGGAATTTGTGTAAATATGGCTGATCTATATTCTACGATTGAAAAACTGAAAAATGTAATCAAAGCTAAAAGTTTGATTCGTAGAAGATCGGATATTTTTACTAAGGGCGGGTTGGGAGATCCAAACAAGCTTGTGAAGCTTGGAAAAGAATATGTTGGACTACCCAAGAAAATAAATTCTAGATGGATGAAGCAATTAGAATATTATCCAATTGAAGGAAGTCAATCAGGATCGGTTGTTATGCGGGTTAAAACAGGCCCGGTTGCTTACATCTACCCAAGGATAGGCCAAAAGGTATTTGTAACTTGGATCGATAAAAAAGCAAGAGGCGGGAAAATATATTGGTATGGTGTAGGAACACCATCATTAAAAGATTATTCGATTGTTGCAAGGAAATCGCATAGAGGGAGAAAAACAACAACAGGCCGAATTGGTAACCAGCAATTGAAAAAAAGACAATTAAAAAAGTCAGGGTTTAGCTACATTCCTACCAAAATTAGAATGAAAGCTGTTCGAGGAACAAGAAACCCAAGGAAAAAATAATGTACCTTAATCCATATTATCGCCATGTTGCGGATTTAAAACGAGAATTTGCAATGGGAGTTACCAAAGGACATATCAAAATGATTATTGATATGTTGTCTAGAAAAGCTGAAAGAGGTAATTTAAAAGCTGCTAATATGCTTCTAAAAGCGATTCAAATGCAAAACACATTAGATGTCAGGCACGATGATAAACATGAAATAGAAATCATTATGGGTTCTCCTACAGATGGATTAATGAAATCCATGAGGCCGGGCGGGATCGTTTTACATAATTCTGTAATTGATGAAGACGAAAAGAAACAAGGTTGATATAATTGGTTTTGTGTCTGAATAATTCTAGGACTTGTTTTAGCAATTTCCTGAGGCGAATTTCCCCCAAAGTAGAATTGCGTCAGGGGGAAAAGTTTTATTCAGACACTTTAAAATCTTTGCATTGCATACATTTCTTCCAATCCGTTTTGCCATGAATATCACATAAGCGAACCCACTTCTTAGGGCAATTGCAATCTTTTCTGTCAATTACTTTTCCAATGTGTTCGCATTGTTCAGGGTTGATCATCTGCATTGGTGTTCTTGAATTCATTAAATTAGATGTTTGAATGTATTCGACATTCTCTAAAATCTGATTAAATTCTACTGGCAAGGCTTCTTCAATAAATTCATCTACAACTTCTTCCATTATAATATCGCATTGAAAACCCCAAAAGCATTGACCATTGGCATTAATTAAAGTCAAATTTGGGGGAGTATATTGAAGATTGTATTGTTTAACATTGATAGCGTCATTGTAAACAAATTTCATATTTACATATTTTAATTTTAATGGTGATAAAGAAATAACTTCAAGACGATCATAGAACACAAATTGATTATCAATGTATGTTGATAATGGTGCTGTTGGATCTGCATAGCTTGGTTTTGTAGATGTATTGCCATAAGCTTGATAATTCATCAACAAACCAAAATTAATCAATGGATATGTGGAAGGTAGAAAAAAATGACCACCAGAAGGAGTTTGTATTGCAGGGTTCATCCTTATATTAATTTGTTGTGTAACAGGTGTAGTAAATGCACCTGTTACAGAATAAGTAATACCTCTATCATTTGCGTTTTGATTAGCTGTAGATAATGAATTAGGATTAAAAACATCATATCTAGGAGCATCTAATTTTGAAAAATCTTTGTGGGTTGATAAGAATTTTACAGTTAAAGAACGATTATAAGTGCTAGTTGAACCAGCATTAGGAATATAAATTCCGTCATTTGCATTTTGTAAAGTTGTTGCAATTCTAATTAAAGATTGTCCAGCAGTTTGTTTTTCATCTTTAATTTCTTCCATATATATAGAATAAAAAGTGTTAGCATTATCAAGTATTGTAATTTCATTTCCTGTTGCCCAAACATCTTCACCACCATTAATTAACAAACAACTTTTGAATCTATCAGGTACACCAAAATCAGGGTAAACCCTTCCAGCAGAAGCAGAATAATAAGCAAATGTTGGAGATATTTCTTGAATGTTTTTTACTAAAGACCAATCTTCATGAGGTTGATAATTATATGGTGAGGTAGGTTTTTGAATTTCTTTTTGAATATAAAAATATTCATTTGGATTTGTATTAGGAATTCCAAAAGCAATATTATCAAAACTTTTATAATAAGTTATGGGTGTTTGATTAAAAGGAAAAATTGAGTTAGTTGTTGAAAAATTACCTATTACAAAAGATGCTGGAATATCTGGTGAAGCGTTTACAATCTCTTGGGTATAGTCATTAACTGCAAAATTTTGTTGTGGGGGTTTTTGATAGTTTTCAAAATTAACTTTGAATTGTGTAACCCTTTTTAATTCATCAGCAATATTAAATATTGAACATATTGATTTACTTTGAAAAGAAACAATAATATCAGATTCAAAACCACCTTTTAAAATTGCATCGTATGTTAAAGGAACTTTACCTGATGCAAGATTAGGTCTATTAGCACCAGAATTGTGAGTATAAGTATTGGTTAAAAGAGTTTTGCCAACCCACAAAACATTCCTAATTGTGGTTGTTGTTTTTCCTGATCCATCTGTTACTGATGTAATTTTTGTTCTATCGGTTTTTTGTGCAACATAAGAAATAGGTAAAGCTAAAGAATTAGGTTGTTGAATATATCCTCTGCAAACATCTTCATAATAAGTAACAGGTATTCCAGATGAATAATAATTAAAAGATCCGTTTGTATAAAATCCTGTTTCAACTTGATTATAATAATCAATATATGTTGTTGGAGTTGCTTTAATAAATTCGTTTTCTTGGATTAATGTTTGATCAAATACAGCGTGTTCAACAACATTAAATTGATTATAAACAGGTGCGACATTATTATCCCATTTGTTAGAAAAATAAGTGCATGATTGACCACCATCATACACTAAAGATTTTTTTAAATTCCAAACACTTTCTAAACCTGTAGCAAAAAAATCATTCCTTGCAGTTATAGAAATTGTTCCGTTGAATGTTCCGTATTTATTAATTTGGAACTTATCTAATACATAACCACCTTTATAGATGTTATCCGTTGAATTCATTTCTTTAAGTTGAACTGTTTTTGCTGGAAGTGTTTTAGTTGCAGGGGTTGCATCTGATAAACAATCTTGCCATGTTTGAAAATCAGGAATAATAAATTTATCTGTAATTCCAAAAACAGAATTTGTTTTAGTATAGTTTGGGTGTGTGTACGAAAAAGAATAATCATCAACCGATTTAAAATAAACAGGAGATATTAATTTAGAAATATTATTGGAACAACTAGAATCAGATTTAAAACCTAAATGAGAAAATTCATGAGCATCAACATATGATAAATATGTTTCATAATTTCCAATATCAACCGTAGAAGGATATGGTTTTTCTGTCGTGTAGTTTGTTACATTATAATTTGTATTTGCTGCTATATTTTGTAATTGTGTTCCGTTGCATGGAATTGAACCACCTGAAGAAATCCAATTAAAATAATCTAATTTTTTACCTAATTCATCAAGCCAAAAAGAATTTTTATCTTTAAAATTTGATAAATCAAAAATATCTATATGACTTGTATAATTAAAATATTGTTGAGGTGTAATAATAGTGTATGGATATAACTGCCCATAATATCTAGATAAATTTGGTGTAATACCATTGTTTAATATTGATTCAATACCAAAACTATATTTTGTTGAAAATTCAAATTGGGAATCTTTTGAAATAAATGTAATATTTTTTAGAAGATAAGATGTAAAAAAAACTGTAGAAGCATCGCCCCATTTATAATAATTAGATTGTATTGGTTCTGGGGTAGAAGCGGGGTAATAAAGATAACCAGCGTTATAAAATGTTCTATTAAAAGATGTGTTGCTATAATTAAAACCATCATATAAATAATAGGAATTTGCAATAAAAGATCCAAATTGAGAATCAAAAAATATTTGATCAGCGTAAACAATATTTGAAACTGTAGAAACATTATTTATAAGAGATGGATAATAAGAAGGTGTTTGCTGTAGTCCATTACTAGCTGCAACATATGGTGATGTTCCTACCTGAGAATAAGAAGGTTTTGCAAATTCTGAAGCGTAAGGTTTTTGCGTTTTTGTTGGTAAACCATTTACATTTAATGACAAAGGCCAAGCATTTGGATTGCTAAAACCGTAGTAATATTCATTGGGTTTTAATGTGGTTATTCCATTACATTTTAAAAATGGATAGTAAACTAAAGAATCTGCAAATTTAAGATTTGTTGCATTTGTTCCATCTGCAAAAGTATCTGTAGTTTGATACGGTGTTAATACATAATCAAAGCTTCCTGTTGGAATCATGTAGTCGGAAAACTCAACTATGGTTGAGCCAATTGATTGCTCGTTTATTAGCGGGGTTGCTGCTTTAAAATTAGTTAATGTTAAACTTGGATCTTGCGTTTTTTCAATGCAGTATCCACAAGTGCAACAAGAAACCATTCCTTGAGAATCAAAGATTGTGTTCCTATGAATTACATTTTCTTGAATATTGTTTGTTGGTCTGTATGCCATTGCTTCCCTTATGGTAAATCGTACCAACCTTTAACACCAGCATTATTAGTTCCGTAATATTTATTTGCACCGGGAGTTAATTCATCATTGATAAGTTTGAATTGTATAGTTGAATTTAATGCGTTTTGTTTGGGTATAACTGAAGAATCATTTGGTGTAGTAAACGCAACAGTTGTAAATGTCAGTCCAGCACCATTTGAAGTAACTATTTTTCCAGATGTTCCAGAATAAGAATTAGGACAATCTTGGAGGTTTATGAATGACATTGGAGGAACAGTAACAGAAGCGGGATTTGTTGAGGTAAATTTTAAACCTGTTGCAGTTGGATTGACAGCTACATAATAATTTGCAACACCAGCATATGAATCAGGAGTATCATTTAAAGTAAGAAAACTTTTTCTTGTATCTTCTGCAATTTGAACTGTTTCAGAAGGGTAAAAAGTTGCATAGGTATTTGATAAAACACCATTTACGCAAGTTGTATCTGTGACAACAGTAATACCTGTAGGCCCGGCAACAAGCGAATTTAATAAAGTAACTATAGGTCTTGGATCGGAATTAATAGGATCGTTTGGATATGGATCGTAAGAAGTTCCAACATAATAACCTACATATTTTCTTCCAGCAACTAATTCACCACCGTTGATATCTTTGCCCCAAAATGTACCCATATTTGCAGAAGATTGAGAAAGGGTATCAAAACCCAATGCAGGGTAATAACCGTTAATAATCCCTGTTTCATCTATTTCAACAAAGCATTTTGAAGAAGGATCTAAACTTCTAAGGAATTCGTAAACATCTCTACCATCAGTTGAATCTGTACCACGATATCTAGAAACATAAACTAAACCTTGACCTGATACACCTACATTGCCAGCAAAATTACCTTGATTAGTTGGTTCATCGATATCATAAGGCATTGCATAAAGTTTAGGACAAGTTTCTCTAGTATCAAAATCAGCGAACAAACCACCAATAACTTCTTCAAAATCTGTACCATTCCAAGTAACTTCATAGAAATCGTAATAACGATAATACCCTGTGATTTCTACTTCATCACCATAAGGTATTTTATTATTAACTCTAAAATAAAGAAATGGTGTTAAACCTTCATTTGAAATTGTGATAGAACCTGTAGCAGCATCAAAGCCAACATTACTACCGCTTCCCTGTACAGGTTGTATTCGCATGATTTTTGCCTTAAATAAAAATAGAACACTAACAGTCTAGTGTTCTATTATAACTTAAAATAACCTCATTAATTAACCCTTAATAAGCAAAGCCATACATTGAATTACTTGAGGGTATTGCATGAAATTATTACTTGGATAGGACAAAACAGATTTTGCTAAATCAATTTCTGGAACAGGAATACCACGAATTCCAGTCATTACATAATCAGCAAAAGCGTTTACAGCTTCTTCCCTTGTAGCTTCACCTTTGATAAACTTTTCAAAAACATCTAGGGAAGGATGTGCAACAGGAATTCCCGGTTGACCACCCATCATTTGAGGATTCATAAAAACACCCTTTCATTAGGAACACGAACGAACAAAACGGGATTTAATTTTCCCAAACCTACTACGATTATTAGATTGAACTTTTATTTCAACCTTCTTTTCAATTTTCTTCTCAACTGTTACAGCAGAGCATTGACCACCAGAACAGCTACCACCACGAACAGGTAAATCAACTGCAAAACCAACCGCCAAAATTAATGAAAACATTTCAAAATCCTTTCAAAAAGTTACAAATTCCAGTCAATAATTCTTGCTGGATATCCTTCAAAATTTGAAAAAGAAAACACTTCTTCTTTGCAAATTCGATCCATATCAGATTCTTTAATCCAATATGATCCCTTTGGTTCTCCAAAATTACCGGGTGATGTTCCATGAGAATTACCCCAAGAATTCTGAATTAGGAATATTAGACCAAATTCAGGATGTGTAGTAAATCCCAAACATGATTGTTGATGTCCCCAAGTTTGATTCCTTGAAGCTAATTGGATTGATGGTGTTCCAGATGGTTTAACTTTTAAATCACTAAAACCCCACCAACTAGAAGCGATTGTAACGGGATATCCATTTGCTAAAGCTTGTTTTACTTGTGAAGCGTTTACAAGTTTGCTTGTAGATTTTATCTTAAAATTATTAGCTTTTTCTTTTAGGTTCATTGGGGGTTTATCGCCATTTGACCAAGCCATTTCAGCAGCAGCACCAAATGTGAAAGAACCATCAGATTCTTTAATCGGTTGAGGATAACTAGGGTCTAGGGGAGGACAACCATCTTCATTTAATGATTCTGCCATTGATGAACCAAAAGAACCTTCACCAGTTCCACGAAGACCGCCACGGGATCGAGATTGCCCATAATTATACAAAATAAATGGAACTCTAAATTCCTCGTAAGATTGTCCTAGTGTTACGATTTCAACAGCTTGCAAAGTTGCAAGCATTGCTAAAGCACCTTGAGCGACACAAGAACCAGTTTTTTGATTCCAAGGGAAAAAATCATAGCCACAAGCTTTATTAACTACCTTATATAACAAAGCTTCTTTTGCTTCAACATCTTCCCCTGAAATCATAAATGGAACTAATGTTGCATTAAATTTATCTTGAAGTTCTTGAGGTTGGGATTCAATTGGTAACCAACCAAATTTGTTTGCAATTTCTACAGTTTTTTTAAAACCACCAAATGGTTCATCCATTATTTTAACTCCTTAGAAATTTGTAGAAATGTTGATGTTAATAAATCCTTAACATCTTGTGTAAGTTTTAATTCAGCATCTTTAGGAAGTTTTTCATTTAACCTTTTACCTATAACACTTCTTAGATTAGATAATTCTTCAGGTTTAAATTTATCATCAATTGTTTTTTTAGCTGTTTTAAAAACACTTCCTAAAGTTTCATATTCAGGTTTTTGGATATCTGTAGACAATTGGGTATAAAACATAGACAACCATTTTACTGAATCTTTATTTTCTTTTGATGCTGCTTTTGTAATGTCTGATTCTGTTGGATTAACTGGAATAGGTTCAGGATTTTCACCAATTAAAACTGTTGTAAATGCTGGATCAGAAGGCCCAAATTCATTTCCAGCATATGCAAAAACTCTGTAAGCACCTTCAGATTGAGCCGTAACAATCAAAGTTTTAGAATCTTTAAGAAGATCAACAGGGAAAATATTTAAACCTTTATCAACCGAAACCCACTTAACAGATTTTGCTTCTGTTCTTGCAGGGATCGTTATAAATGCCCCTATTTGCCCTGTAACCTTTGCGGGTAGTTCTACCGTTGGAATTTGCAGAAACACTAATAAAACGATGTTTAGCATGGTCTATTCCTTATTCTTTCAGACATTGTTTTGCAATCTGTTCGACACCACTTATTAAAAGATCGCCAATTTTTTAAATGACCAAAAAGAAAATGACATTCCCGGCAAAGCGTTATTAAATTAGATTCATCATATTCTAATTTTTCATCTACTGAAAAAGGTATTACATGATGAATCTGTAAATCTTTGGGATCGACTTCTAAACAAGCTGCACAAGTTGGATACTTTTCTAAATACCTATTTCTTACTTTGTGCCAATCCGATCCCCTATTACAAAAAAATCGAAATCAAAAGCTTCAAACCAATCTTTAAAATGTTAGCCCAAGGAAGTTTAGTAACTTCAGGAGAATCTTTCATTGTGATTGCTTGTTCTAAAATTGCTGCAAAATCTTCAAGGTTCAAATCTTGAACTTCGCCAATAATCGGCCTATCTTCCGGTATAACCTGATTAGCTGCATAGCCAACGATATTCCAAATAGCTTCCGCAAATTCTTTATTAGATGGTTCATTTGTACCTTTGATTTTATTTATAACTAATAAAATAGAATCCATTGGTAACGAGTCTGGAAACTTAATCATTTTTAGAGTCCTTCCGTAAAATTTTTGTATGGTTTAAAACTTCTGCCAAGATTCTCATAGATTCAGTTTGTACTTTAGTAACTTCATTTATTGAGCTTTCTAATCTATCTATAAACAACATATGCCTTTGGTGTAGTGGTAATAATATATTACTTCCCAACCATCCAAAACCTTTGTAAGTTGTCCATAACATGAAAACTAAAAAGCCTAAAGAAACTCCAAACTTTTCAAATATTTCTATAAAATTTATTTCAGAAAACATCATGTTTTATTCCTGTAATAAATAAACATTCTAACATTTACGGTTGTAAAATGAAATAGTCTTTTAACAACTTTTTGAGTTGTTGAACCTTAGTTTCTATATCCGAACCATCAGGGAAAAAATCCTGATCATTAATAGTTCTTTTGTTGTTTCTATTAATATATGTAATGGAATAACCTTTTATTCCTTCCATAGTCGTTACTTCAGTAATTAATATTTCCATTATTTCTCCTAGATTTTGATGATGAAGTTAAGGCCAATACTTGGTTGCATATTATTATGAGAACCACCACCGCCAGTATTGTTGTTGTTTGTAATGCTTGGGGTAAATGTGTGTTGGTGATCTGGCTGAGTGGTTAGCGTTAACCCTGCTGCTGGACTACCTGTCCAAACTGTTCCGGGATATGGGTCGTATCTACTCCCACCACTTCCAACATAAGTTAAAACTTCTTTACTTAGCGTATGCGTGTGACTTCCTGCACTTGAAGTATTTCCACCACTCACGGTATTAGGGTGACTATGTGCGGGAATTTGTGAAGATAACAATGTCTCGTTTTCAGTTCCAACTGTTCCACCAAGTGTGCGGTTTGTTAGCCCAGTTCCTTGTCCTACACCAACCCCAACTCTTGATCTCATATCGGGCAAGTTGAATGTGGTGCTACCATCGCCTTGGCCGTATGGGCTTGCTGTTTGGCCTAATGCTGTCCACAATGCTGAATATGTCGATCTTGAAACTGCATTACCGTTACACAATAACCACCCTGTTGGTGCTGTAGTTGTAACGGTTCCAGCACTTACTGTTTGAGTAATTGCACCAGCAAACATTTGCATTGATGCAGATGGAATTGTTGTTCCAGAAGAAACTGTACCCCATGAAGAATTTGTTCCATCAGTTGTTAAATATTTTCCGCTATTACTTGTTTGACTAGGTAGCAAAGCATTTATTGCTGCATTAGCTGTAGTCTGCCCTGTTCCCCCTTTTGTTATAGGTACAGTAGCAAGTGTAGTTGTAATCGATGTAGAACCAGAACCACTAACATCACCACTTAATGTAATAGTTTGATTAGCAGTTAAATAAGTTGAAGTATCCAATGAAAATGTATTTGATGCTGTCATTTTTATAAAGCTTGCAGAAACATATGTTAACCCTGCTAATGAGGTTAAAGATGCTGATGAAGCTTGACCACCCAAACCTAATAAAGTGTAAGTTGGAATATTTAAAACATTAGAAACTAAAGTTGATGCACCTGAAGAACCAGTAACAGTTAATGATGTAATTCTATTTGTGTAAGCTGTATCCCAATTGCTTTGGGAGCTAGTTGAAGGAATTGAATATCCACTAGTTAAACTAAAAACACCAGTTCCAGAAGTATAAGTTAAACCCGTAGCAGTTGAAGAAACAGATGATCTTGCTCTAGTATCCGTGTAATAAAGGTTGGTATCTTCAGAAATGTTTTTGGTTGTACCAGCAACATTTGTCCACAACTTTGTTGAAGAATTATATTGAAGAATATTGTTGTTAGCTACACTAGTAATTGAAACATCATGTATTTCATCTAGTTCATATCCGTTTTGAATCTTTACAGTTACTACACCTTGAGTTGGGTGGCTTCGTACTACGATACCAACATACACAAGATGAGTTGGTGCAGAAGGTTTTGTTGATGTCCATGTACCAGCAGTTGTACCACTTAAATATAATTGTGTTCCTTCTGCATAATCAGATGTATCTAAATCAATTAGATTTCCAACTATGATTAAATAACCATTGTTATTATTTGTTATATTTGTACGAACAATTCCAAAAGTCTGTGCTGAAGTTGCATCACTAGTTGCCAAAGCTTTTGCAACTGTCGGAAGGTTTCCATGACCACCATTGATGTAAACAATTGTTCCTTTAGTTAATGTTGCACCAGAATTGTTATAAACTTCTGCAATCAGGTTTTCAGCTTCAGAAAGATTAGATCCTGTATATCCGATTGTAAAATCAGGATAAGTTCCTGTGATTGAAATGGAAGTTCCGGCAGTTAATGTAACAGTTTGATCAGGTTCAGAATTGGTAACAGTAACAGCACCTGTTGTTACATCTACACTAATACCTGTACCAGCAGTAATAGAAGTTACACCACCTGAAGAACCAGAATAAGCAATAGTGAAATCTGGATATGTACCAGTAATGGTTATATCTGTTCCTTCAGTTAACGAAACAGTCTGATCGGGAGCAGAATTTGTAATAATCCCTGTTGCATTATCGTAGGAAATTCCAGTTCCAGCAGATAAGGATAATCTTGCATCAGAATTTGTATATTGGGTAATCGTTGTTGCAATGGTAAAATCTGGGTATGTTCCTGTAACAGAAATACCTGTTCCATCAGTCAAAGAAACTGTTTGATCAGGAGCTTCATTAGTTATAGTTACATCACCTGTTGCAGCATCTACTGATATTCCAGTTCCAGCAATAATTGAAGAAACACCAGCACCACCTGTGTAAGCAGTAGTTTGAGTAGTTGCATCAGGAAAAGTTAAACCAGTTGGAATTACTTTCATGTGGCTTGAACCAGAATAGGTATCAAGACCATCAAAGTTTATCATTGTTCCTTGTGTGTGATCAGCAGATAATTGAACACCAAAGAAATCACCAGAAACTTCAGTATCATGCGTTGTACCAAAACTTGTAATTGAACCTGTCATAGTTCCACCGCTTAACGGCAGATAACTTGTGTTCCCATCAAAATCAATTGTAAAATCAGGATATGTTCCTGTTACAGATATATCTGTTCCACCAGTTAACGCAACTATTTGATCTGGTTCTGAATTTGTAATAATTCCTGTTGCATTATCGTAACTTATGCCAGTACCAGCGGATAATGCTAATCTTGCATCTGAATCCGTGTATTGAGTTATGGTTGAATCAATCGTAAAGTCAGGATAAATTCCAGTAGCATTAATGCCAGTTCCAGAGGTGATCGAAACAATTTGATCAGGAGCATCATTGGTAATAGTAAAGTCTGGATATGTACCTGTTATAGAAATTGCCGTTCCGTTGGTTAATGAAACTGTTTGATCTGGAGAATCATTAGTAATAGTAAAATCAGGGTAAGTTCCTGTTACAGAAATCGCTGTACCATTTGTCAATGTAACTGTTTGATCTGGCAAAGAATTAGTAACAGTAACATCGCCTGTTGTAACATCTACGCTAATGCCTGTTCCAGCAATAATAGATGTAACACCACTAGCAACTCCAGAATAACCAATGGTAAAATCTGGATATGTTCCAGTAATGGTTATATCTGTACCTTCAGTTAAGGTAACAGTTTGATCAGGTAAAGAGTTAGTAATAGTAAAATCAGGATATGTACCTGTTACAGAAATTGCTGTTCCATCAGTCAATGTAACAATTTGGTCTGGTGCATCATTAGTAATAGTAAAATCAGGGTAAGTTCCTGTTACAGAAATTGCTGTTCCATTAGTTAATGAAACAGTTTGGTCAGGCAAAGAATTGGTTACAGTAACATCACCTGTTGCAGTATCTACGCTAACACCAGTCCCAGCAATAATTGAAGTTACACCAACAGCACCATCTGAAGCAGCAGTAATTCTTCCATAAGCATCAACTGTAATATCTGCATTGGTATAAGCTTTTGCAGATACACTAGTTTTTGATAAATCAATTTTAATTGTTCCAGAAGTTGTAACAGGGGAATTAGAAATTGTTAATGTTGAATTAGTGGAAGACAATCCAACAGAAGTAACTGTTCCAGAACCACTAGCATTGCCATCAAAAACCTGATGAACAATACCGTTTGAATCACGAACATATCCTTTTTTATCTGCAACATTTATTGCAAATTCATTAGTTTCCATATCACCAGAAGTTGGAACTGATGAGGGTATATATGATCTTTTTGGTTTAACTGGAATTGGGGGATTAGGATTTCCAGCATCAGGAGTAAAAAACAATGTATCAGAATTTACAGAAGTCAATGTACCTGATGAAAATGTTAGATAAAATGAACCATAACCAGTAACAACTAAATCAGTAAAAGTTGCATACCCATCAACAGCGGTTATTGTCGTAGTTCCTGTTAATGACCCAGATCCAGTTACTACATTGATTGAAACATCAACATCATCTGTTGCTGTTGGAATTAAATTTCCATCTTGATCTACTATTTTAATTGTTGGTTGAGTTGTAAATGGATCACCAGAAACAACTCCCGCTGGTTGAACATCAACTATTAATGCAGTAGGAATTTGGACATCTGAAACAAACCATACAGAAAGACTAACTGTAGTATTATCCCAAACATATGTTCCTGATTCTGGGTAAGCACTTATGTCAAAAACAACTGGGTTTACATTAGTAATGTCTACGCTAAAATTGTCGCTGTTAGAAAGACCAGAAGGAAACCCAGTAAAAGGTAAATCATCATTCCAAACATAATTTAAATTTTGAACAAAAAGAGCATATCCACCATGATAAACAGGTGGTTCTACGGAGTTATCGTAATAAGGTGATCCTTCACCACTAAATTCATAAAATATGGTTCCGTTTTCAGAATAACTAAAAGAAGCACTAAAACTATAATAATTCATTTCAATTGAATAAGGATCTGCAAATGTTCCAGATCCTGATATAGTTCCACCAGAATAACTATTTATCGTTAAACTCATTACCATGTACCCCCATCAGAATACACCCAAGCTTGTTCATCTTCATTATTGTATGTTAATACCTGACTAGTTAAACCACCCGCTGGAAGTGGGCTTATTTCGCTTGTGCTAACACTAGTTATCTGCCCAAAGGAATTAACCGTAACAATAGGAATGTTAAATGAATTTCCATATGTTCCAGCAATTACACCAGAAGAAGAAAGATCAACCGCTAGAAATCCATTAGAAGTAATTGGTGTAGAAGTTACAGATAATGTCGATGAAACTAATCCAACAGATGTAACTGTACCAATACCACTACCGGGAGTTCCTACAGATAAATTTACTGCTGATGTTATTCTACCATCAGGCCCAATTGTAATTTGTGGAATGGACGAATTGCTTCCGTATACACCTGTAGTTACTCCAGTTGGAGCAGTTTCTAAAGTTATGTTTCCATCTGTTGTTCTTGGAGAATTTGTTACAGTTAAACTTGCTGAAAGAATACCAACAGATGTTAAACCTTGCGTTGGTATTGAAATTGATGTTGTAGTTGCATCTGTTACTTGACCTTTTGCATTAACTGTAATAATTGGAACTTGTGTTGCACTACCATAAGTTCCAGAAGAAACACCAGTAGTTGCAATATTAGCAATTATGGTTCCAGAGTTTGTAATAGGAGAACCGGAAATTGTAAAATCTGTTGATGTTATTGCAACAGAATTTACTGTACCAACAGAACCACCTGTAACAACTTGAAGCGGTGATGCTGTTGTACCATCACCTGTAAGCGTTCCATTACGAGATACTGAAGTTAAATAAGTTCCTGATAAATCTGGTAAATCTGCTTGTGTTATTTTTCTAAAATCAGGAACACTATTTTTAGTTGAAGAAGCTGCAAGAAAAGTATTTTGCCCTTGTGAAATAAAACTTAAATCAATAACACCTTGAGAAGTAACAGGAGAATTTGAAACAGAAAAAATATTGTTTTGAGCAGTCAAGCCAACAGAAAAAGAAGAAGGAGTAAAAGAAACATAACGAAAAACAGCAACAGAAGAATCATTATTGATAACAACTTTTGAAGACGGATCGTTAATTGTTGCAACAATCTGAGGTACAACAACAGTTGCTTTAACGGGGTCTTCATTAACAATAACCCTTGCAAAAATATCTGTATTAGCCATTATGGGTTTACCCTTGTAACTTCAGGTGAAACTGTAAAATTTCCTTGAACTAAACGAATTACATCCGCACCTGTTTCAATTTCTAAATCGTACTTATAAGCACCAGCAGCAAGAATTGTCGTATCATCTGCAAGAATATCTAAGGTAATCGTATTATCTAATAATGTAATTCTTCCGTTTTCAGTTGTTAATTCAATTATTATTGTTGCCGATTCAACTGTAGGTCTTACTTGCATTCTTGCAGTTGATGAATTGTAATCCGGTAAAGTTCCATCAGCATTTACAACCGTTATTATTCGTTGAAATGTTGCACCTTGTTCGCAAATTATATTGTATGTTCCAGCGTTCATAATTTTCCTTTATACAGTTGGTTCTTCTGCCATGATATAAGGCAAAGCATTGAACATTAATTCAAATGGATAACTAGGATATATTGGTTTTTTTTCTGTTTTATCCCAATTTACTGGTAATGGGTCAGGAGGAACATCTAAGGAAACAACAGGATAATATTTTTTGTTTGCGTTACTCATTGCCAAATTATGTCCAGCGTTTACATAGCTTAAATTTAAAGGATTAATAACACCTGTTGGAGTTGCTGGATAAATATTTCCTGTTTTGTCATAAGAAAAAATAGGAATGTATAAAAAGTTAAATGTAATATCAGTTAAAAGTATTGTGTTTATATCGGGTAAATCTGCTGCATTAGCTAAAGAATAATCAAACACATCAAATTGATTTCGCATTTTTTGCGTATTAGAAAATCCAACAAAAAGCAATTCACCGGGGGCAAAACCATAAAACCATTTTTGATTTACCCTTCCTAAACCTTGATAAATATTTGTTGATGCTGTCGAATTAGGATCAACAAAATTGTAAGGAACATCAAACCAAGTAATTTTAATAGTTGTTTTTGGAATTAATGTTTTTCCAAAGAAACCGGGGATAGTTGTTCCATTGATTGGGGGATCAGTAACATCAGAAACAAACTGAAATTGACCACCTTTAAGGGTTAAATATTCTGCTGAAGTTTCCGTTGTGAATGTTGTAAAACGCATATATTCACGGAATGGAGAACCAGCAATTGTTATTTGTGTTCCATCATCTTTTGAATAAGTATTATCAGGCCCAATGATTGCATATTCACCGGGGTGTTCTGCTTCTAGTGCCAACATCGTTGGATCATTAATTGCAAGGTAAGGTCTTGGGCCAAACTCAACTGTTACTTCATACTTTGAATAGATTGTAAAATATGGTGCTGTTAATTGATAGGAAGTATCTGAAGCAGTAACCCAAGGAACTAAAGGTGAAGAAGGATCTTCTTGCGATTCTCTAAGTAAACCCAAACCACGAATTGAAGAAATACTATCAGCATAAAGCCATCGATATTGTGGGTGTGCCATTGGCGAAGATCGTTCCAAAGATCCATCGTTAAAAAGTTCGCTTATTTTTGTAGTACCTAAAGCTTGTTGACAAAATGCAACTAATGGGTTTTGTTGTGCAAGATCCGTACCAAATCCATCAACAAGATAAGTCATTGATGCTCTAGAATTACCATCAGAATTAAATGATGCGGAATTGGGTGAACTACTTCCGATTCGTTCGGCAATAGTGTTATCAACCCAAGCTGTTTCTAAACCAATTGGAATCGTTGGCATTTTTTTTCCTTATGATGGTGCTTCAAAAGAACCACCTGAACCAGAATAATCAGTATCGTTTGTAAATCCTTGTGGTTTATCTCCAATTTTTGATTGTGCTTCAATCATTCCCTGTGCAACTGCTGCTGCAAGATTGTTCTTTTCTAGATTTTTACTAATATCATTCAAAGCTTCTTCTTGTGTTTTTTGCCCTTGCCCTGCCATCATTGCCGATTTACGGATATCATCGCCAATACCTGAGATTGAAACCTCTTGAGCTTCACGAACCGCTGCACCAACAGAAGCATCTTTTTTAATTTTAGAGGGTTTTTTTTCTCTTTCCTTACCTGTTAACCCTGATGAAATCATATCAGCACCGGAATTTCTTAATTTTTCTCCCGCTTTATCAGCATCATCGCCCATTTTCATCAAGGTTTTTCCAAGATCACCTGTTAACGGAATCTTGCTGATTAGAAACCCAATTCCTTTTATTGCTGCACCTACTACTTGGTAAAATGCACCCGCTGCCCAACCTATCGCACCTACCAAAATCTTTACACCGTCTGCCATTAATTTAAAGCCATTCATCATAATTTCAGTTATGCCAATACCATCAAAAAATGCTGCAAACATTTCGCCAATTATTTCAATAAATTCTGCAAAAGCATCAATCAAAGGAGTAACAACAATAACTAAACCTTCAAGAATTTTTGCTGCAAAAACTAATACAGGGGCAAACACTTTTAAAATTGTTGCACCCGCTTCCATTAGAGGCCCGGCTAATGCTTTAAATGCGTTAATTACAACATTAATGGAAGGTTGAATTAACTTCATTGCATAATCAATGTAATCAGCAAATTGGCGAAACAATGGCAATAGTGTTTGAATTACTGGTGCAAGAGATCGACCAATTACACCACCTAAATCATTTAGAATAATTCCAAATTGTTCCATCAATGCGGGGTTAGATTTTTCAATGTATGAACCAAACATTCCAATTGCACCTGAAGCAATAGCAACTGAACCAGTTACAGAATTTAAAGCCATTCCTAAACCTGATGCAGCTTTACTTGCTACGCTACTTGCAGCACCACCAACAGCACTACCAACAGAACCACCAACAGCAGCACCAACAGTTTTTAATCCTGAAAATTTTTCTCCAACTAAACCACCTTTTGATATTTGTGATGCACCGGGAATTTTATTTATTAAAGAACTAAAAGCTTTTTTTAAATCAGGAATTATAGAAGATACTGATGATTTACTTTCCTTTTCCTTTTTACTTTCCTTTTCTTTTTTACTTTCTTTTTCTTTACCTTTTCCAATATTTATAATTGCTTGCTTGATTTCAATAACTGCTTTAGCTATAGAAATCCCTTTTGCTTTAGGTTCTTTTTTAGACTTATCTTTGTAACCTTCTTTTTTAATATCTGTTTTTTCTTTTTCATCCATCGATGAATCAGGAGTGTAATCAGGCCCGGACTTTTCTTTAGATTCTTTTTTGGGTTGTTCTTTAGTTTTTGTTAATTCGTTTACAATCTCTGTTCCAATTTCAAGAACAGCATTAGTAATTAGTATTGATGCTTCATAAACAGAAGTAACGATAGAAGCAAAACCGGAAGAAATATCTTCAGCAAAATTTGCTTTACCTTCTGTTTCTTTTTTCTTTTCTGCTTTTGATTTTTCAGGTTTACCAACATCTAGTTTTATTTTTCCAACAGATGCAACAATTTCTTTTGTCATATCCTTTACAGAAGTTGTTACAGATTTAAAACCTGATGAAAGTTCCTTTGAATAATCTTTTGATTTATCTTTAGATTCCTTAACAGATTCTTTAGAAGATTCCTTTATTGTTTCTTTAGATTCTTTAACAGACTTGTCCTTGATTGATTCTTTAACAGATTCTTTTTTAGATTCTTTAACAGATTCTTTAGATGATTTTTCGGAAGATTCTTTAGATGATTTTTCAGAAGATTCTTTAATAGATTCTTTGGGTTCTTTACCTAATTTGATTTTAGAAATTGCTGATATAACTTGCTTTGTTGAGGTTGCAATTGCTGTAATGATTGATTTAAAACCTGATGAAATTGGCTTCGTATAATTTATAGGATCTTTAGGTTTAACAGCCTTAGATTCTTTTTCTTTTATAGTATCTTTTTTATTTTCAGATTTTGATTTTTTTTTCTCAGGTTCTTTTTTGATTTGTTTTTCAACCGGGGAAACTAATTTTATATTCTGAATTGCGTCTACAATTCTTGAAAATTCAGATGTTAAATCTTTTGTTTCTTCCTTCTTAACATCTTTTTTATTTACTGGTGCAACTAATTTAATCTGCTTAACAGAAGTTACAACCGCTTTTTGCATTGTCTTAATTGAATTAGAAACTTTATCAAAATTACCTGTAAAAGCGGTTGATGAATTCTTTATGTTTTGGGCAATTGCTTCAACAGCTTTTACAACATCTGCTGTAAAATCTGAACCGGAATCAATTGGAATATCTTTAGCCATTTGGTTTTTCCGGTATTTTTCCAAATTTATCAACCCAAGATTTATTTAATTGCTTGGGTGAACCACCTAACATAGAACCCGTTTTCATAAAATTTTGATACTTATTAAACATTGCTAATTCTTCAGGTACTACTTTTTTCCTAGTATCCCATTCATGCTTTTCATCGTGTATTTCTAGTGGTATCCCCTTATCATCTCTTTTTCTGTAGTACAGTTCAACAATCTGCATATCGGTTAATTTTTCTATCTCCCAAGGCCTTAATAGATAAGGTTTATCCATTAAGTGAACATAGTAATTAATTAAATTAGGCGGGGGAATAGGTTCATATCTTTTGGATGAACTTACTCCCTCCTTGCGTTTGGGAAACTTTTTTCCCTTACGATTTCCATAACTGCTTCAAATCTTTCTTTTTCAGAAAGAACTAAATCTTGCATTTCATTTTCAGGAGCAGAAAAAAGTATTGAAGCGAATGTTAAAACACCTACAGGAGTTGTTAAAAACGCTACACAATTTTCTGATCCAAAAGAATAAACACCTGAAGCAATATCTCTAGTAACACCACTTACAGCTTCTCGAAATTCAACAGGTTCAAGCCGATCCTTCAAAGTAAAAATTGAATCTAAAGCTTTTTTTTCCATCGACTTTTCAAAATCAGCTTTTACTTTTTGAGTAATCAAACTTGCAGTATATTTTTTCCCCTTAAATTCAATCGTTTGTGAACCTTCACCAGATGAATTCAAAATATTTCCTACTGAATCTGCCATTTTTCCCCCTTAGATTTAACCAACAATGATAGAATAAGCACCTTTAGTTGCTAATGTAATAGACATTTTTTGGATGTCTTTTGCACCAGCATCATAATTAATACCTGTGATCAGGCAATTAGTAATAGTAACTGCACCGGGTGTTACATCGTCACCATCGTTTATTGTTACAGTTCCTGATTGACCTTGTTTCAATCCGAAACCAGAATTAACTTCTAACAGGTCTAAAGTTATTTCAGCGGAATACATACCAATTGCATGAGAATCAAAACCTAAACCTGTAAAATTAGTTGTATCAACAACTTCAGCTTTTGAATTAACTGAAATGTTTGTTGCTGGAATGTTTGTTAATGCACCAAAGTTAATTGATCCTAATCTTCCTGATAAAACAGCCATTGTATAAACTCCTTAAATTAAATTTAGAATGCTACATCACTAAAATTTACTTCTGGACTTGCTGAAGGAATTAAAGTTAGCTTTACTTTTTGAAGATCCTTTACAGGCATATCGTAAGTAACTTGCGTTACAGTACAATTTTCAAAAATAAAAGTTAAAGGATCACCCGCATAAGCTAAATATTCATTTGCTGATAAAGTTGCTTGTGTGCTTGTTGGAGATGCTGCAAGAAATGCAGTTCTACCACCAGTAGGAGATAAAGTAACATCTGCTTTCATACCAGCAAATATTGGAGGCAATGCAACTTTATCATAAAGAATCTCAACAGTTATTTCTGCGGATTGAATACCTAAAACAAGTTCTGTATAACCATTTGAAGCATAAGAGGAAGATTCAGGTGTTTCAATTTTTGTTGCAATGGTTGCTGTAGTAACTGGAAGTGTACCAGTACCTACAACTCCATCTGTTCTAGTTAAATCAAATAAAGCAATTTTACCTGTAAGAAATATATTATCTACTGGCATTTTTTATCTCCTAGTTAAACCAAACCTTGTTCCATAAAACCATATTGTACCCTAAAACCCGTAACATTGTAAACAGTTTGTGGTTGTCCATTGATTGAAAAAGGTTGAATACCTTTGATGGAAATTCTTGTAGGACTTATAGAACCAGCGAATTGATTAATCCTATAAATTTCTTTTCTTATTTTGTAACGGTCTTCAAGATCAGTAAATTCTAAATCCCTTGTATAAGTCTGAATATAATAAACCCTAAAGTTATAAAGGAATTCAACAATACCACCAAATGTTTCTACACCTAATTCTTCACCATCATCAGAAGGGGAAACAACTACAGATGGAAACACATCTGTTTCACGAATTACAGCACCTTTTCTTTTGTATACCGTGTAACCTAATGCAGCTAAATTTGTAGCCAAAGCATCTTCAATAGTGGTATAACGATCAGCGGGATTTGCTGTCATTATAGGCCGATTTGTTTTCATTACTTTTTGCATTAGCTGCTTTTCCTAGTACAGTCTAAACCGTAATATTCTTGATTTCCCTGATTATCTACACTATTTACATAGTATTTTTCAGCGTTTGAATCAGTTATTTCGCAATCAATTTGCGGAACTAATGGGGTTATATTAGTTTTCCAAACCAAAAATTTAGTAATGTTTTCAACCTTCATAACCCCTGATTGATCTTGGTAAGCAACTGTAATTGCTCTACGATACCCGTAATTAGTTGTTGCAGTATCACCAGCGGGATTAAGCAATATAAGAACTTCAGGGTTATCAAAAACATTGTATTCTTGCGATAAGTCTAAAGTAGGCATAAACACTCCTACATGAATTGAGTACGGAATTCTTGGGGGTTTAATGCTGCTGCTACCTTATTGCATTCCGTTACATTCAAAAGTTGTTGTTGTCTCCATTCAGTTCTGGAAACACTAACACCTTCCCAAGAATATGATGGTTGAGGATTTGCAGAATCTGCTAACAATGCTGCAATATAATTATCTCGAATGGTAAGAATATTTTCAGCGGGTGTAGGCATTGCAAATACTCCTATAAGAAAAAAAGCCTGTACAGAAAAGGGAATAACTGTACAGGCCTTGAGGGTTTTACCTGAGGGTTATGCAGGTAAACCTTGAACGACATAGCGAGGATCAAGAACACCAACCGAACCCCACCAAGAAGCCTTGATAGCAACTGTAATATCTTGATTGAACTCGGCCCAGTTATTTGCAGGAGCTTGAACTACTTCTAGTGGTTTTGCTTCTCTCCAACAGAAAGCCTTTTTAAAGTTGCCAAGGAAAACATACTTATCAGCAGTTCCAGCAGCAACACCACTATTTACAAGAAGATTTCTTGCATTTGCAGAAGTCAAAATCTTGTAATTAGTATCCAAAGGATTTGGACTTTCAAGCTGTTCAACATCGCCACTAGTAGCAAAAGGACCGTTCTTAGTAACTGTTTGAGGATTAAGAATCCTACTTGCAGTATACTTTTGGAATGGCATAACTAGGATTGACATTGCACCGGGTTCAAATACCTGAATCGGTTTTCCGGTATTTGGATCTTTCATGTTATAAAACAATTGTTCAAGAGTATTAATACTTGACCAATTGCTTAAAGAATAAGATGCAACTTTGTTTACAAAGCCGAATGTCATTCCCGCTTGTGCTGTAGTGCTATAAGTGTTTAGGGTTGATTCTGCACCTACAGCAGTTCCATAAACATAGCTACCAGTTAAACCCAATACGGTGTTTAAAATTCGTTCTTCACGAACTAAACCGCAATAAGTTCCAACCGATTCAGCACTAGATAAAGCTTGGGAAGTTTTATCGGAGTAAATCATTTCAGCAGTAATTGCACAAATTCTACCAACCTTTTCGATTGCTGGAATGCGTACATAGTTACCACTAAATTGAGTTTGGGAATATGGCATACCGGGTTGAACAACATCAGGGGAAGGACTGATATCAGATAGCCAAGGAATCAATTCACTAGAAAGATTTTGACCAGCGGGAATTGTAGATACCAATTCATCGCCAATCATGTTTGCTAGTTTGTATTTTTCCTGAACAGTAGTGATAAGAATCTGCCCGGTGATTGCTGCAAAATTACTTGCATCAACCGCTTCAGATGCTTCCATAAACACTCGATCAGGCCCATTGAACCGTTGCATCTTTTCGGCCCAATCATCGCCAATGATACCTTCTGCAAGGCCTCTAAGCGATACATTCCTTAAACTGATATCACCCTTGGCAATAGATTCTGCCAAGTAGGTTTTAGTTTTTAAAACACCGTTTTGCTTGCCAAATGCTTTAAGCTTTTTTCCTAGATTCTTCATTCTCGAAATCTCCTAAAAATTAAAAAGTTTGTTTAACGGGATACTGAATTAAGTGAGGATAGCAATTGGAATTTTACAGTTCCATTACCAGCTAAAGATTCTACAACCCTACCAATTGCTAAAGCAGCAGTTGCAACTTTAACAAGTGATTGCGGGAGCAGTACACTAGCAGCGGAACTAGGCCCAACATAATCGCCAATAACTAATGCAACACCTGTATAATCACCTTCATAAATACCGGAGCAATCAATTCTGATTTGATTAGCTACAGAGTTACCGTAGATTTTTTCAACATCTTCAAGTTTAGTTTGACCAGATATTCCAAGAAATGCTGTTGCAAAATTTTCTTGGGTTGTTGCTAAGTTGGTTGTCCAAGTAAAATCAGCAGCAGAAATTACTTCACCTGAAACTTGTGCAACAAGGTCGCCTAAAGCGATTGCAGAAGTTGTATCAACTTCAGCCATAACAGGATTAGTAGTATTGAAACTGTATCGAATCGCCATTGTAGAAACTCCTTAAATAGTTTGTTTATTTACCTAATACGGATTCAAGAAATTGTTTGTAACTGGATTCGCTTCTTGATTGCAAACCAGATGAAATTGGTTTAACGGAAGATTTAACTAAGGCAACTTTCTTCCTATCGTTGATTGCTTCACTCCATAGTTTAGAATCAATTGCTGAAAGTTGTTTGATGAATACTTTGGTTGGTTCAAGATTAGATTCTTTAATCAGATTCACAATCTTTTCTTCCTTAAGCTTTTCAGCTTTCCATTTTCGCAAAGAAGCTAATTCCGATTTAGATTCTTTTTTGGGTTCTTCTTCTTCTTCATCATCGACTTCAAGAACAGCAGATTCAGAACCAACTTTTTCTTTTGGATCTTCTTCTGCTTCTTCCATAGGTTCACCTTCACCTTCGGACATACCACCGGAGAGGCCAAGCATTTCAAGAATCTTTTGGGATTTTTCTTCATCAGAACCTTCCCCTTCGCAAACTTCTTTTACTTTTGCGTAAACATCATCTGCTTCTTCCATCATTGGTTCTTGCATAGCTTCTTCTTGTTGCATTGGATTTTCTTCTTCCATCATTTTCTTATTGTCCATTTCATCATCTCCTTCTTGTTCACCGGGGTCACCGGGTTTAGTTTTAAATATTGCTCTTGGTCTTCCTGAAAATCCACGATCAAATTGATCTGAATTCCAAGTTTTACCAATACCATCTCCAAAAGGATTATCAGGTTTTTTTACACCTTGTTTCCTAAGAAATACACCTAATTCGTATGGATCACTAGGTTGGTCTTTATATGCTTCATCTACAGAATCATCTTCCCCAACATCTTTAGATGTACCTTTTTTAAAACTTCTTCCAAAGGCTTTTTGTGCTGGTTTATAATCGTAATCTGCTGGTAATTGATTTGGAAACCCCGGTGTAGGTTTAAATAGAGAAGAATTTCTTTTCATAAAATCTTCGCCTTGCTTCCTATCCAATTCATTCTTCTTTGCTTTATTCGCTGCATTGCCAGCTTCTTTTGCAATCTTCTTATCCATTGGTTTACCCTCTTGTTCAGATTTTGATTTTTTATCTTTAAGATGCTTTGCCCACAAATCTTTTTGAATCTTTCTTTCTTTTTCGCTTTTCTTTATTTCGTCTTCAATCCATGCTACTTGCCTTTTACCTTCTTCACTTCCTGAAGCAGCAAGTTTTTTCATCTTGTCATAAAATGTTTTTGTAACAGTAGAACCAAAAACAACTGGTTCATCTGATTCGTTATATGCTGATCTTTGATCATACCCTTGATCAGCGGGAGATTTTTCTTTTCGATTAGGAATCTTTTTAACTTTCAAAATCCAATCCGCATGAGTATTTTTATTTTCATCATCGTAGATTTTTAAAGTATCTTCGCTTCCCCTACTATTTCTAATTGAATATATTGTTCCCTTATCAAATTTTTTAATGTTTTTTATTGTTCCAAAACCACCCCTGTATTGAACAGAATCACCTGTTCCTACATCTTGAGTTGCTTCTTCAATAACTTTATTCGCCATTGGCTTAACTTCTGATTCAAATATTGTTTTTGTTGTTGCAGGGTTAGCAACTAGATCAACCGATTTAACTTTATCAATTCTAGTAATTCTTTCCGTTCCATCTGGATCAACAGAATACTTTCCTGAAACTAAATGGGAAAATCCAACATCACCTAAACCGTTATGTTCAGCGAACCATAGAAACGATTCAATCCCCTCTGCATGAGGGTTATAATGAAAATCGGCATACAACCCATCTTTTTGCAAAGTCACATTTTCAAGCCATCCTAGACGATCAGAGAAGGAAGGTTCTTCCATGTTATGATCTTTGTTAACAGGAGCTTTTTCATATTTTTGAATAGCTTCCTTAACAGCAGCAAAATCATAAATCCTTCCATTTGCAGAAGTGAATCCAAGAACTTTCACACCG